AAATCAGAACAGTTATACAGCTCACCTTTATTTGCATTAGCATGTTTAGATCAAGCTAATTTAGTTGTGCCAGTACCAAAAGCAAAAGATTGGAAACAACATTTTTTAAAACCTATGATGAACAATCTACAAGAAGTGGAACCATTAGAGTCTTTAAATCCTATGAATCAACTTACAGGATTATTACAAGACTGGACTACTAACAGACAGTCAGCAAGAACTATGGATGATGTATTTAATAAATTACCATACACAGATGACAATAAAGAATTTACATACTTTAGAATGGATGATTTTTATGCATTCTTAAAAAAGAATAATTGGGAAGTAGATAAAATTAAAACAGGTAATCTAATTAAAAGATTAGAAGATACATTTGTATCAGAAGAAAGAGTAAGAATAAAAAAACAACAACCAAGACTAATAAAAATAAAAACAATGAAACAAACAGAAGCTACGGTTTCTAAAGTTGAATATCATCAGGAGGCATTTTAATGAGTAAAGTAAAAGACATAGGTATTAATTGGAATCTACGATACCGATTAGAAAAAAGTAGATGTGAGTTATTAGAAATGAAAATAGATATATTAAGAAAAAGATTATTAAAATATGAAAACTATAATACTAGGTCCACCGGGGACGGGCAAGACGACAACGTTATTGAATTTAGTCGATCAGTTCATCCAACAAGGGATTAGGCCAAAACAGATAGGATACTTTTCTTTTACTAGAAAAGCTGCAAGAGAAGCTGCAACAAGAGCCGCTGAAAAGTTTGGTTTGGATGCAGAAAAAGATTTAGAGAACTTTAGAACTCTACATTCTTATGCGTTTAGCCGTTTAGCTATGACAAAAGAAAAGATGATGACAGCAGAAGATTACAGAGAGTTTGGTAAATTAGTAGGCATACCTATTAAGACAGCAAAGTATTCTACAGATGATGGTACATTTAATTCTGATAATGAATACTTAACTATTATGAATACAGCTAGAGTTAAACGTATGGATCTATTAGAGTATTATGATTCTAGACAAAACATATTAGATATAGAAAGAGATACACTTTACTTATTATCAGAAGAACTAAAGAGATATAAAAAAGAAAAAAGTTTAAAAGATTTTACAGATTTACTAGAAGATTTTATTGCACAAACAACTAAACAAAATTTTAAAGCATTATTTATAGATGAAGCACAAGATTTATCTTTGATACAATGGGATATGGTTAGATCCTTATGGGCCAACGCAGAGAAAACTTATATTGCAGGTGATGATGACCAAGCTATATTTAAATGGGCTGGAGCTGATGTAGACCATTTTATAGCTCTCAAAGAAGAAGTTAATGATATTAAAGTATTAGATCAATCTTATAGAATACCAGGCGGACCAATACACGAATTATCACAAAAGATTATAAATAAAGTACAGAATAGATTTGATAAAGATTATAAGCCTAGAGCTGAACAAGGTAAACTAAAACGATACTCTGATATTACACAAGTAGATATGTCCAAAGGTAATTGGTTAGTTTTGTCATCAGCAAATCATTTTCTTGATGATGTAAAAGAATTATGTGAATTACGTGGTTGGTACTATCAACATAGAGGTATTAACTCTGTGCCATTAAAATTACTTTTAGCTCTTAATAACTGGGAGCATTGGCGTAAAGATGCATCTCTAGGTAATATAGAAATAAAAAATATATACGAATACCTTGGCTCTAATGTATTGCCAGGTTTTAGAACTGGTAAAACATTACACTCTGATACAAAATATTTGATGAGAGAATGTAGAGCTGAACATGGTTTAGTAACTGATAGTGTTTGGTATGATGCCTTTGAAGGTTTAGATAATGTCACAGAAAATTACATTCGTAATATGAGGGCGAATGGTGAGATGATAAATAAAAATCCTCGTATCATTATGTCAACAATACATGGAGCAAAAGGAGGAGAAGCCGACAACGTTCTGCTTATGCAGGACCTTACCAATGCAGCGTTAGAAACGATGAGCTATGATCCGGATGAATTACATAGATTATTTTATACTGGAGCGACGAGAGCGAAGCGTGAATTGCATGTGTTAGATCCAAAGAACTTTGATAGGGCTTATATATTATGAAGTGCTGGCACTGCGAAACAGAACTAATATGGGGAGCTGATCATGACATCGAAGACGATGATACTTATGATATGGTAACTAATTTACATTGTCCTAAATGTCATTGTGTGGTCGATGTTTATTATCCAAGTGAAAAAACAATAAAGGAGTATAAAGAGTATGAAAAAAAACACCTTAACTAGACAGGTAGGTGGTAATCACTACAGAGACTATGTCATTCAACCGGCAGAGTTTATAAATAAAAACAAGTTGCTTTTTGCAGAAGGCAACGCTATAAAATATATAGTGAGAGCGAAAAATAAGGGTGGGAAAGAGGACCTTCTTAAAGCTAAACACTATATTGATATGATAATCGAAAGGGATTACGAATGAGACATACACAAATGCCTTTGTTTACTCCAGAAACAGAGTGGGTAATGCCCGATGAATTAAAAGATTTAAGAGGACATAAAGAAATTGCAATAGATTTAGAGACTAATGATCCACACCTAAAACAGTTAGGGTCAGGTAATGTTACCAAAAGAGGACACATAGCAGGCGTTGCGGTGGCCGTAGAGGGGTGGTCAGGCTATTTTCCGATACACCACGAGCAAGGTGGTAATATGGACAAAAAATTGGTATTAGGATGGCTTCAAGACATACTAAATCAAGAAAACACTACATTTATCTTTCATAATGCGATGTATGATGTGTGCTGGTTAAGGTCAGCAGGGCTTACCATAAAAGGACCCATTGTGGACACTATGATAGCAGCAAGTTTAATAGATGAAAACAGAATGTCTTATGCATTAAATAATCTAGCAAAATATTATGTTGGTTTAGGTAAAGACGAAAAAGTTTTAGTTGAAGCTGCAAAAGAATATGGATTAGATCCTAAAGCAGATATGTGGAGAATGCCTGCAATGTTTGTAGGTCAATATGCAGAACGTGATGCGGAGTCTACACTTAAACTTTGGCAAACATTAAAAAGAGAATTGTATAATCAAGAACTAATGGATGTCTTTACATTAGAAACAAATTTATTTCCTTGTCTTGTTGATATGAGATTTAAAGGAGTGAGAGTTGATTTAGAAAAATCACAAAAGATTAAACTAAATTTAATTAAAAGGGAAGAGACATTAATTAAAAAAATAAAAGATTTAACTGGTGTTGAAGTAGAGATTATGGCAGCTAGATCTATAGCAAAAGCCTTTGACAAACTTAAATTACCTTACGATAGAACAGCTAAAAGTAATGAACCAAGCTTTACTAAAAACTTTTTACAAAACCATCCACATGAATTACCTAAAGCGATAGCTGAAGCAAGAGAACTTAACAAAGCTCACAGTACGTTTATAGATTCAATAACTAAACATGCAGTTGATGGTAGAATACACGCAGACATAAATCAAATTAGATCAGACGCAGGCGGAACTGTTACAGGTAGATTTTCTATGAGTAATCCAAACCTACAACAAATTCCTGCAAGACATCCTGAACTTGGTCCAATGATTAGATCTATATTTATTCCAGAAGAAAAACATGTATGGGGATCATTTGACTACTCACAACAAGAACCTAGAATTTTAGTACACTATGCTAAACTACAAAATTTAGAAGGTGTTGATGAAATTGTTGATGCATACAACGCAGGAGATGCAGATTTCCACCAGGTTGTAGCAGATATGGCAGGCATAGAACGTAAGCAAGCCAAGACAATTAATTTAGGTTTAATGTATGGTATGGGTAAAAATAAATTAATGGCTGAACTAGGATTGATGAAAGAATCAGCAGAGAAATTAATTAGGCAGTATCATTCTAAAGCACCCTTCGTAAAACAACTTATGGATAATGTATCTCGTAAAGCAAATGACAGAGGTAAGATCAGAACTTTAGGCGGTCGTGCCTGTCATTTTGATTTATGGCAGCCTGTTCAATTTGGGGTTTTTAAACCTTTGCCATTAGAACAAGCTAGAAAAGAATATGATGAACCTTTAAAAAGAGCATTTACTTACAAGGCTTTAAACAAGTTAATACAAGGATCAGCGGCAGATATGACAAAAAAATCTATGGTGGCTTTATATAAAAATGGTATAATACCACACATACAAATTCATGATGAAGTAGATATATCTATTGAATCACAGAAACAAGCAGAGGATATTATTGAGATAATGGAATCAGCAGTTGAATTAAAAGTACCTAACAAGGTTGACTATGAGAAGGGAGCTAACTGGGGTGAAATTAAATAATGGCTTATTTAAATGCAAACATACCGGCAACATATGCACAAATTAAAAGAGAATATTTATATGATTGTAAAAAACATCATGGAGAAGTTGAAGACTGTATTATTTTTGGTTTATCGAGTCTTGGTGGGCGTGCTATCCTTTTTCATTGTATTATGGAAAATGGAGCTATCTACTATCGTCTACCGATATCTGCGTTTATTCAAAGAGGCTTTGACCCAAAGGATGTTCCTAAACGTAGACTTGACGAACTGGAGTTATGGAATTCTTTTAGTTATTTTCCTGCTGTTACTTCTTGGAATATCTTAAGCGCCGCTTCAGGCAAATACATTGGTAAAGATAAAAAATGGCATCATGGTCAATACTTATTTACCGTTGACTGGGGCCATCCAGATGGTAATATATTAGACACTGATCATTCAGAGATTCCGCACGAACATAAGTGCGCACATATCATAGCCCTAGACGATGGTAACTATGCAGCACAACCAAACAATAGATGTATATGGGACTTACCCTCTTTCACAGTGAAAGATAATATACCAGACTGGAAAGTGCAAACTAATGAGTGGAATGTTGAAGATACAGGTAAATGGAAAACAGAAGATACCGATAACTTCTTCTATGAAATTGAGGAAAAAAAATGAGTTTTAAACAACATATAGTAGAAAAAAAAGAAACTATTATACAAAAGATTAAGAATGCTTTTAAAAAAGTATACTCTTTTATCTTTGATAAATTTAATAAATAGATTCTTATTAACGTGATAAGATAGGGGGGTAGAGGGAGACTTTTATCTCCCGGTACTAATTATGAAAACAATACCAGACGCAATAACAGATATGAAACAACTAATAAAAAAAATAATAGATAAACCCTTATCTTGGATGGAACACATTGGAAGTAAAATGAATGTGTATGCCTGGAACAAGAGATGGGGTAACAAGAAAACAGGATATGGCTACAGAAAATAGATGTAAAAAATGTAATTGCAAATGTCATTGCAATGAAGAATTACATGCCGATGTTTATGGTATGTGTCCTTGTGATGATTGTGTTTGTAAAAACCCAAAAAACGATGGCGAGGAGTGCTTATCGTGTCAATAAAGGAGTTTAGTTATGAGATGGATAATAAAACTATGGAACTTGTACGTGGAGTGGTTATTTAAAAAACATGAAAAAAACAAAAAGTAAACTAGAGTGGTTTAAAAAGAATATTGTAATTGTTCCTGTTGTGGCAGCAATCATAGCCGGAACATTTACATCGGTTAGATATGTATTATCTTTAACAGATACTATTAAAGCTAACCAAGAAACTATTTTTAAAATGGAGTCTAAAATAACTAGCTCCACAGCAGATATTAACGACCTTAAACAAAGATTGTCCGCAGCTGAAGCAACATGGTCTATGGCAGAAAACTTATACAGACAATTAGCAGACACAGTGAGGGATCATACCTATGACCTTAAAGACCTTACGAGATAACTTACTCTGGATCGCATTCTTTCTTTGCGTTGCAACTTATGCGCAAGCAAGAAATGATTATCTAAATGACTACGGAACTTGTGAAAGAGGTAGTTGGGAAACTTATACAGAACTTCGACAACACGAATATAAAACAGGCACAAGTAATGAGTATCAAGACCAGACATTAGGTTTTAGATTTCGTATGCCTCTAGGTGCTGTATGTAGCGATGAATATATTGCAGAAATGCAGAAGAAAAGTAAAATAAAAACCCAATTAGAACTCATAAAAG